TTTTGCTTGTACCATTAGCGATTTCCTCCCAGCCCCTGTCTAAACTCGTAAGCAATACTAACAGCGCTTGATTTAATCTTCTCTGTGATTGCCGTAGTGACAGCGTTATTGTTTTCTTTTGACATTCCATCGATGTTTCCACCAACGGTTACTTCTAGCTTTTGCGTGTTATTAGTCGATGGTTGTATAGAGCCGTTCGTGTTTCCAGTCATCGTTTGAGCCGTTTGCGAGTTCCAAGTACCTTGCGTACCGCCATACTGATTAAGGAACCCATCAGCGTACTTATAACGGTTTGCGTAGTTTGGTTTACCAGCTCGCTCAAACGAGTCTTCAAACGCCTGTGTAGCATGTTTGGAGTCGGTTGTAGACTTTAGCCCATCGATACCACCATACTTCTTTTTCAAGATACTTGAACCAGTAGAGTCTTTACCATTCATTTCCAACCACATATACTGTAGTTGAGTTTCCATGGATTGAGGATCTTTACCGTTTTTCTTTGCCCAAGATTGAAGCTCGTCCCAGCGTCCGCCAGCTTCCCACTGCATGATACCCCGTCCCGGACCTCCGCCATTTTGTTTCTTGTTAGGATCGAGACCAGATTCCTGTTGCAAGTTACCTAGAATACCAGCAGTTGCTTGGTCAGTAAAGCCTTTCGATTTAAAGAAGTTCCAAGCTACTTGAGCGTTGGAGTTACCCGTGAAGTCACCAGAAATATCTGTGTCACCACCGCCTGTACCTCCTCCAGAGTTTCCACCTCCGAAGAGTCCACCGAATAGAGAACCAAGAATACCTCCTCCACCTGCTCCACCAGCAAGTCCACCTAGAAGTCCACCCATAAGTTTTCCAAAGATACCTCCACCACCGGCTTCGCTTGCTGAAGTACGACTTCCTTGACCGTTGAACCCACCAAACTCGTTGACCATCTTTGAATCATCGATGTTCTTACGTTGGTGATCAAGCAAAGTCATCTCTTTCTCTAGTTGCTTATCCTTCGCATCGATGTTAGCTTTTTCAACCTCTTTAGTGCGTTGAGATTGATTAACTAGCTTCTTAGCGTCATCCTTCTTGTCTTTGTCACCAGTTTCAGGGTTAGTTAAAAGTTCAACTTCTGCTTTCAACGGGTCTTTCTTTTTGTTGTCGGCATCAGGGTTTACAATGATTTCAGCTTCAGTTTGAAGAGGGTCTTGTTTTAACACTTTTGAATCAAGGTTTTCAACCTTCTTCTCACCGTCAGCCTTTTTAACAGGCTTTTCTTCTTTCGTAGGTTGTCCCATGATGTTAATGACTTTACCGTTGATATTAACTACTTCAGAGGTGATGTCATTAACATCTTTCTCTTTTTCGTCTTTACCTTTTTCAGCATCAGCTTTCTTTTCATCAGCTTTTGCGCTTTCTTTATCTTTGTGCTTTTCTTTATCTGCTTTCTTTTCTTCCTTACTAGGCTTGTGCTCTTTTTCAGCTTTTTTCTCTTTTGGTTTCTCATCCTTATGTTCAGCCTTCTTTTCTTTTGGCTTTTTCTCCTCTTCTTCCTTCTCTTTTTCAGAGCCGGTATCCCAAGGAGTTATGAAATCCCAACCTTTAGAAAGTGCGCCTTGTTTATCCTCTTTATACTTTTCAGTTTCGAAAGGATTCCAGCTGGAAACTGTTTGCCCTTTTTCGTGACCAAAGAACCAGTCACCTACACCGCCACCAGCATCCCCAGCTTCTTTCATGGCTACAGCTGAACCAAGAACACCAAGTCCACCTTTAAGTAACGAAGTAGCCCCTCCGGGAACGGAAGGCATACTAGGCATACTAGGCATTTTAGGCATGGAAGGCTTCTTAAGATTTTTCCAGAAACCACCACCTTTAGGCACTCCACCGACTTTCTTATTGCCAAGCATATTAAAGAGCTTCTTACCACCTAGTACAGAACCAGCCCCTAATACACCAGCACCACCGATAAGCTCAGCCCACTGGGCACCTTCTGACTGACCAAGGAATTGTTCTTTACCCCAGTTCCAAGCCTTATCAAGAGGACTACCACCAGCTTTCTTGGTATTCTCCCACTTAACGTCGTTCTCTTCACGTCGCTGTGCTTGTGAGTCTTGCCAATCCTCTTGCTTCTTCTTCGATTCTTTACCACCGTCTTTAATGATGGCGTTAATCTCTTTCTTAGACATTCCACCCTTTTTAAGTTTATCGAGAGTGTCATCCTCAAGTAAGGCATCGGCTTGCTCCATAGAGAGATTAAACTTGTCTTTCAGGAATAGAGCTTGGTAATCCTTGTTACCGCCACCTAGCTTGTCGATATTAGAGAATAACTTTTGCGCAACTTCAGGGTCAGAGATACCTTTGGCTTTCAAACGCTCTAACTCAGCACGCCCTTCGATACCTTGGTATTCACTTCCCCAGCCAAGCATAAGGTCAACCGCGTTATCGTTACCTTTAACGCCAGCATCAATCTGACCAAGAACGTCAGCACCTTTTTGCCCTTGTAATCCTGGTTTGCCTGTTTCACCTAGAATCGTTTGAAGCCCTAAAAGTTGATTAAACTCATCTTTAGAGAACTTCATTTGACCGCTTCCAACTTGTTCGGATAAACCCGTTACAGCGTTGATGAACTCACGGTCACGCCCTGCCATGCCAGTCTCTTTAATCGCACCAACCATTGACTCACGAAAGCCTTTAAGAGACTTCGCGTCAAACGTTCCGTTTTTAACGAGTGTGCCTGACTGTTGAGCTAGCTCGTTAGGATCGACACCCGTAACACGAGACATTGTTTGAATCTCGTTTGTCGCAGTCCAAAGCTCTTTAGAATCTTTCGCACCAGCGAGATTAGCATAAGTAGCACCAGTCTGCATTGTGTCAATCGCAGAATAAGCGTTACCATCTTTCAAGCCCGTATCCTGTGCTTGGATTCGCCCTTTCTCGTAGTCACCGTTAAATCCGGGAACCTGCTGACCAAGCTTGGACATATAGTTCTCGTCCACCTTAATCTGGTTCATCCCGTCTTTAGCAAACCCAGCTAGCTGTCCAGCAGCCAACGTAATACCAAGCATAGGAAGTAGCTTACGAGACGCCATAAGCATCCCGTTAAGCGCTCCCGGTGTGTTCATATCGTTAATGTTCTCGGATGAAGTATTAATGTTTTGTCGAGTCTGTTCAACGGTTTCTCGTTGTGAGCTGTATATCTTTCTACGCGCGTCAACTTCTTTTACTTCACGTTCAAGTTGTGCCGTCGTAGTTGAGTTTGGGTTACGTTTACGAGCTTCTTCAAGGTCACGCTTCTTCTTTTCAAATTCACGCTCTATCTTGTTGTACTTCTCGTAAAACTGCCTGTACACGCGCTCCGCTTGGTCTGCTGTACGCTGAAACCGTCTTACGTCTTCTTGTGAAAGAAAGCCTTTATCCATGTTACCTTTACTCTCGATATTCTCCATGTTGGACATCTGTTTTTCAAGGTCTTTCACCGACTTAACGGCTTCACGGGTATCAGCTTTCAGTTTAAGATTAATTTCCTGTGACATGGACTAGTCCACCTCCTCCCAATCATCAACATCTTCTAGCTGTTCGTTGTCCAAAACAATACCTTTTGCTTTTAAAATCTCACGATAGTCAGGCAAGTCACCGTCCTGTTCCGTAAAACGGCTGTAGCTCTCTTCTATCGCTTCAATTTCGTCTTGGTCAGTTTTACCTTCGAAAGTGTTCTGCGCTTCTACAGCTACCTTCTCAGCCTTCTCAAATTCCTTATCGAAGTCTTCATCCACAAAGCGATTCGCAAGGCGTTTCGAGATTTCTGGATTATCCAGTAAAAAGTTTTCCCATAGGAACTCTTTCTGGTCAGCTGTTAAGTTTTGAAACTCCGGAGAGGTTGGTAAAACCCTCCACTCCTTCATTATCCAGTAATCAAATCTGTTACTGGGCTCCTTGACTATTTCCTGCATCATCGTTGGCGTTAGTAGGCTTTCGAAAGGAGTTTACCCACCCCGTGTACTCATCATACACCTGTTCTAAGATTTCATATTCGCTAACGTCCGCAAGGTTAAACCACTCTGGAAACTTCGTTAAAACAACTCCAAGAGTTGCCGCCATGTGGGCAATGTTATCAGTTAAAACGTCTGTTTGTCCTTGTAAACCTTGTAACATCTTCGCTTTATTAATACCAATTTGCATACGGTCTAAAACAGAAGGGTGTTTGTACACAAACGTTCCAACGAAACGAGCGTCATACTCTGAGAAGTTGAAATGCTTTTCGTGTTTACGATTAGTTCCTTGAATAATTCCTTGACCTAGTTCACGAGCTTGGTTTTCCATTAATAATTCCTCCTAAGTGTTTTTGAAAATATAAAAAAGCTCAGGATAGCTAGGATCCTGAGCTTCTATCTCAATTACAATTTAGTTAGGAGGGTAGTTCACTTTTAATTTGCTTCCTTATCCGGTCTTTTCTTGGCATTTTTCTTGCCTTTCATTGCTTCTGCTATCTTTCGTTTTGTCTCCTCAGACTGCTTACGCCCTCGTAGTGATTCGGAACGACGTTTGTTAACCTCGGCTTTATCAATCTTGTTTAAGCTTTCGCTTATCTTTCGTTTGTGTTCTTCGGAGAGCTTTCTGCCCTTTGCTCTTGTGTTTCCAATGAGGGAATTAACTATCTTTTGTCGAACCTCTTCTGATATTTTTCTTCCGCGAAGCGCATCTGACATCTTTTTCTTGCTCTCCTCAGTAAACGTTTTTCCTTCACGGTTTCTATTTCCAATTTGTGCGTCACCAATTTTACGTCGAGCTTCCGGAGAAACGCTGTGACCCATCTTTGACTTTGAGATTCGTTCGTTTATTTCCTTTGGTCTGTTGAGGTTCACTATTCGAAGTTTCTCTTTTGTTTCAGGTGAGTGTCTACCAATTGACCCAGCTTCACGTATGTTGTACCCATTTCGGATCGAGTCAAATTTATCCATGTACTCCTGTTCAAGTTCAATTAATCTTTCCTCCGCACATTCTTCTAACAGCGTGAATGTAAAGTTTTCCGCACCGTATTTATTCCAAGCGTTTTGAAGCTTTATGTTGTGATGTTTGTTTCTTTTAAGTTGACCTTTATGTCCTTTTAACCGACTAGCAACCAGCAAAGAGCTACCGATGTAAACTTTCCCGTTAACTTCATTCCTAATCTGATAAATTCCTGAAACAAAAAAGTACATTAACTGCACTCCCCCTTAGAAGGTTTACAGTTAATGTACCCTAGTTAGTCATCATTTAGTACAAATTTTGTTAATTTGTAGTGTCACTTGCTTTGAGGTAAACAAAGCTAGCATTCTCACCTGAAATGGTATTAGCTCGGAAGTTCTCAGAGTAGTCTTGGATTGAGCATCCACGATAAGCTCGGATAACAGACTTCGTTGCTTTGTCTACAACCACAATGTCGATAACATCTTGCTTTAAGACTTCTTCACCTAGTGAAGCGAAGCCTAATTGAGCAAGGTTGTCTTTCTTAACGAAGAACCGTTCAATAGAAACGGAACCTTCGTAACGGTTGTACACGTGCTCTTGCGGCATGATAGAACCGATTTCCATAACCGGCTCAGTACCGAAAGAACGACGCGCGTCAATACCTTGCGCACGCCCTACTACTTTATTCCCAATCATCAAGAGAATCGTAGAACCTGAGTGAACAGTCTGTTTCTCTTGCGTAGCGAAGAATTGTAAGTCAAGCTTTAATAGCATTTTATTTCGATTCTTCATAGCCCATCAACCTCCTTATTAAGATGCTGTTAACGCTGAACGGTAGAACGAACCAGTGATTAAGATGTAGTTAACGCTAGTAACAGGCATTGCCGCATAGCTTACTTCTACAACTTCACCGTCTAACACAACAACGCTTTCAGGATCGTATTCTACTAGCCACTCTTCACGCACTTTTTGGTCTAAGAACGATTGAACCTCATTCTTAATTAATGCGCCAGTCACAGCAGTACCCTTAGTTCCCACAAAGCGAGACTCTAAGTGTTCACGTAATTCGATATTCAAGAAGTCCATTAACTCGCTGATAGAGTTCTCACGGTAAGATGGGTTGTTATCATCTTGGTAAGTCGTCACACATTGAGCTACACGGAAGCCTTTACGGTTACGTGTACGCACGTACTCGATAGGCGTTACACCATTTTCAAGTAACTTGTCGATTTCACCTGAAGAAAGAACTTTCTCAACCCCAATAAGGTTTAGATAGTCAAACGTTACAGGCTCAGCAACAGGTACTCCAGCAGAACGTCCAGCGACTAGTGCAGCTGTGAAATAAGCTGGTAATGATTCTGTAGTGTTGTCAGCAGCCTTACGTGTAATCGCAGGGTAGCATTGAACAGCACGATGGCTATTTAACGTTACAGCACGGTTAATCGCTTGGTCAACTGTTTCACCCATTCCACCACCGTAGAATGCACGCATTTCGTTTTTCTCGTTATTCGATTGAGACTCAACATAACGAGCTACTTCAGCATGAATCGCTTCGTCAGCTGTTAACGGAACGATAATGTAACCGCCTTCACCTGAAACTAAGTCAAGCTTGTCAGCCCAAGAAGCAGGTACAGAACCGTTTGAACCACCAGTTAAATACTCGGATTCAAAGTTTTCAACTTCACCGTCTTTAACCGCCACAGTTACCAAACGAGAGTAAGCAAGCTGGCTCTCAATGTCACCTTTTAAAGCAGTTACGATGAACGGAGTTTTAATATCTTGGTCAGCCACAGCATCTAATACATCTGTATCAAGCGTTTTGTTACCAGCTAGTGTAACAGAAGCAGATAGCTCTGGGTGAGAACCAATTTCGTTGATTAACTTATTAACTTCTTTGAACTCAGCAGTAGCCCCTAAGTCATAAGCAACAAGTTCAGTCGCTGTCGCTTTATCCGCACCTGTCTTAACGATGAACTTCTCAGCTTTACCGTTAGCATCAGCTTGGATAGTTAACCCAGCATACGCGTCAGCGCCCGTATACTTAAAGTTGAACACAGGACCAAGTTGGTCATAAATCTCACGAGCGTTGTCAGTCCAGAAATAAACTGTCAGCTTTTTAGAGCCAGCAATTGATCCGTCTTCTAACTTCGCTTGGATTTTATTCGCTTCAGAGCCGTAAAGCTTAGAAGTTAACTTGAATCCAGCTTTGTCTAGCACACCTTGTGTTGCTTCTTCAACACGAACGAAACCGATTTCACCAGCACCTACTCCGTCACCAGATGGCGCCCAAGCAAGCTCAGCTGCTTTAAGTAAGTTACCACCACGAAGTGTGTTACGCGCTTCAGAATAGTTCGTGAAAGAGTGATACTTATTCGGCTCTCCACCTTGTGATGAACCCAAGAGAATTAGCTTTTTCTCAGAACTTGAACCAAAAGCTCCAAGCCCCTGTGAATCGATACGACTATGCGCTCCTGGTCTAACGATACGTTTACCATTAAAGTTAACACCAATGTTTCTAGCCATAGAGTTGCACCTCCATTAAATTTTTCGGTTGAAATATTTTTCCAACTCTTTGTCAAACGCTTCTACGGAGTACTGGTATTCCCGTCCTCTCATAAAAACAGTAAAACCAGCTTTCACCTCATCACGAATATCTTTAATAGCAAGGTATTCTTCTATGTGAATTAATGCTGGTCTTTTAGCTGGTTGTTTTTTGTTATCTTTCATCTTAGCTATCTCCTTCCAATTTCCAGTCTACTTCGATACCTTGAATGTAATCAAAGGCGTTTTCATAGGAGTTTTCAATTACGCACTCAAACGTTAACGCTCTACGATAAACAAACTCAGGCATGTACTCAGGAGCTGGTTCGAAGTCTAACCCACCAAGACTTTGGACATTTAAGTTGTACTTGTCAGCTAGCTCTAAGCGTGAAGAAAGAATGATGTATTTTAACAGGTGGTAAAGTAGCACAGTCAAGTCGCCATTATTCGTCCAAGTCTCAATACGATACTGCGTATTGAACAGTGTACCGAAAACTTCAGTACCAGACTTTTTATAGACATACTCAACGTCTAGCTTTGAACCTCGCTGAACATCTTCTTCATCAAACGCTAAAATAGAACGATTCGCACTTACAACTTCAGTCGGCAATACTTCTTCACCATCTAACAGAATTGACGTCACAGCGCTTAACGGCTTATGCTGAAGCTCAATCGTCGGTTTCCCGTTTTTGTACTTCACTTCCACCTGCTCTGTAACAGAAATCAACTCGACATCATCAGAGAAGTCGTCAGACATATCACCCAAGAATTTCTCTTGCTCGCGCTCGCCACCTAGCATGATAGCATAACAGGGTAGCTTCGCACGTTCCGTTGGAAAGCCACGGATAACCGTGACTGCATCACTCTTGAGGTATTCTTTTAAACGGCTTCTAAGTGTTGTTGTTATATGGCTGAACAGTCTATCTACAATATCTGGGTTGGCTTTTATAACTTTTAATCGTGATACAATTATCTCGGACAGCACATTTTCAATTACAGGTATCACTAAATTCACCCCATAGCGTCATTAAGATACTTTTTAAAAACTTTCTCAAACGTAGATTTTGCATAAGGCTCAACCACGTCAATCGCTTTAATCCCAGGAAAGCCAGGATGCCACCAAGACTGAGGATCAGAGTTCTGCCCCACACGTCTAAAGCTCATATACTGGTTTTGGGTAGCGTTGTCATATTTCTTCGTTACCTTCTTAATGCCTTCATAAATACCTGACTTATGTTGGTAGCCCGTCCAAGATGTTTGCGCAGGGTACTGAGTTTCTGTACCAGTTAATCGCGTTCCACCTCGTAGCTTACGCGCTTGTGCGTATATATCGTCAGGCATAGCCGAACCACCGACACCTGAACCAGACGTTCCCGGAGTTCGCTGTCTAAACGGAATCGTTAAATACCAACCACCTTCAGCGTTATATTTCACACGCTTACTATTTTCGAAGTTGGTCTTCATATCGTAAGCAGGGAAGCCAGACTCTAGCATGTTAGCCCATTTACCACGTAGCGTCAAGATACCAGTAAACGAGTCAGGAAACTCCATCGAGTTGTCAGCGTTCAAGCCTAGCAAGTAGTCAGCACGGGTAGTTGTTAACCGTTGCTGAACCGTTTGCTCCCACTTCGATTTACTAGCCATCAAGGTTGAAGAGACAGCAGCCTGTGCCGCACTCTCCAACTGAGAAGCTAATACACCAGAGAAGCCTTTAGGAATATCAATTCGTACCTCACGCATTATAACTCACCACGCTTTAATGGTAGTAAATCCTCCCGTTTAATCATTAGCTGTTTAGGTAGTAAAACCCACTCTTCATCAGGATGACCGAACTTAATAAACGTTCCGCGTAGCTCGTGAGGCATGTCAATTACGATGTACGTAGGTTTCACTTTCATCAAGATAGAGAACCTATCATCGAAGCCAAACACACCCTCTTCAAACTCGATGCTCCAACCATCTTCTGATAGCTTATATTGTTCTTTCGGAATCTCAGAAGAAAGTACCCGAATGGACATTATTTCTTCTGCCTTGTACTTTAGGTTTACGACAGGATCCTGATACGTCAGCACCTGTGAATAAACCGTTCGGAAGTCTAGGAAAGTAATTCTATCACGGAAGTTTACTTGGTCTTTAGCCATCGTAGTTACGAAAGACGTACCCACATCAATCAACCCGATGGGAGTAGCATCGTTACTTTGATTAATGCTTGAGACAGCTGCACGTATCTCCTGAGGATCGAAGTATAAGAAGCCTTTACCTTTACAAGCAGGACAAATAAAATCAGCACTACCTGTTTCCTCGTTAATACAGGAGCAGAAGATAGCTTTCTCCCAAAGAACACGCGCCCCACGCTGGTATATGAGACGCTCAAATTCCTCAGGTTTGAAATCAATTCGTCCAAAGTTCTTGAGCTGATACTCGTTCAAGTTCATTTATATCACCGTCATGTTAATGCCACCGTAATACGACTGTAACGTTGGTAGCATAACGTCAATATCTTCTTGTAGTTGTTTAATACGGGCTGACGCACCACCGAACATCGCGGACTGAGTTGTACCAATAGATTGGTTCAAACCGTCTACACCAACAGATTGGTTCGCGATACCAGCACCGATGATTAAGTCACCCCATACGCCCATTACACTCATTGCTGTCTTTCGATAAATTAAATCCTTAAGCATCGGGTGAATGTTCGTTTGTCTGTAAACTTGTCTCTCTTCTGATTCGGTCATACCAGCTTTGTATTTAATTCTCCACATCTGAGGAGCATAGCCCATCTGACCATGGATAAGAGGTTGCCAAGCTCCACCACCAGCGTTAATAATCAAACCTCCGGCACTACCAGAGATAGGGAATATTTGAATTACACCAGCTAGCCGGTCAATCTTTAACCAGTCGTTGGGTATATTAAACATACGAGCATTACCGTAAACCATTTCAACGGACTCTACCTCTAGGATGGGTTTCTTCCATAGTCTTAGATAGTTCCAGTTCATATAGTCAGAGGCAATGTAGTCGTGGCTTTCTTCTTCCTCACGCGGTTGAATAGCAACACCAAGCGTCTGCTCAGCCCAGTTGATAGCTGAATCAAGATACGACTGCAATAAGTCTTCAGGGAATGGATTTCCTTCAGAGTCAAACAACGGGATACCAAAGATAACCCGTTGCTTCATCTCCTCAGTACTGAAGTTAATCGGCATAAGATAACCTCCTTATTATTCTTCTGTTTTCTTACGACGTGAGCGCTTCGTTTTAGCTTCTTCAGCGTCTTTTTCCTCTTCTTTAGGTTTAGATACTTCTTCTTTCTTTTCTTCCTTAGCAGGCTTCTCAGTGCCCTCAGATTCGATTAGTTCAAATCCTTTAAGTTCTGCTAGAGCTTTAATAGCATCCTCAGAAAGTTTAGGGTTATTAACGATACCTTTTTCATCAAAAGACAAAGTTCCAAAGCCCGTTACGATTGCGTTTGCTTGACCTGCGTATTTTTCATTTTTTAGTTGCATATTAAACCCTCCATTAATTTTTGGCATTGAAAAACTCAGGTATAATCCTACCTGAGTATAATTTCGGAGCTATTCTTCTGTACTTTTAGTAATGAAGGCTTCAAAGGGAGCGTTTGTTTCTATCTCATTACGGAGGTACTCGGTGATTTCTTCTCGTGAAACACCTTTCTCTATAAGTAACCGCACAAGCAACCAGAAAGAGCTTGACTCAACTTCCTTGTGGCATATACCGCAAAGAGTTATCGTATTAAAAACATCATCGCGGTCATCCAAGTTGTCAAGGGTGAAACACCTCTTAGGTATAATGTGATGCACACTGTACTTGTGAGCCTTTCCATCAAGCCCCGTTTTACCACACCGGACGCACGAGTGATTATCCATTTCGGCTCGTATCTTTCTTTGACGCTTCCAGCTACTCGATGAACCAGTTTTAAAAGCTGGATTAGTCTTTGTATTCTTAAAAGGATTAGCGTCGCTATTAGCCCTATCAGTGGCTCTACAGCTGTACGAACAGTATTTACTTTTCTCAGCTACCTTCTCTTCACAACCTTCCCTAAAACATTTCTTTATTTTAGGGTGTATCGTTTCGTACTCACCCCAACGAGTTTCCTCTATCTTTTTCTGCATGTCGGATGTCTTGTTCGGGTGATTAGGAAACATCTTCTTGTACTCTTTCGTAGTTATACCATGTTGGCTTAGATGCTTATTTTGAATCCACTTCATTTTCTTTCCACATATTTGACACTCTACAAATTCTGCGTTCATTGTATTTCCCCCTAAAATTGAAATAGAGTAGAGGAATTAACCCCTACTCTATTATATAAACAAAACTTTCAAATTATACTCAGAATCTTGGTTCGTTGTATAATTCAGCTTTGATATTTTTGAAACGCAAGAACTTTTTAGGAGCATAAAGTACTGGCCAAGTTTGTTACCACCGCTCTAAGTGGGATAGGTCATTTCTGCCTACCTCTCTACATCGCTGTAGAGGTCAGACTATATCTTCACCCACATCGTGGGGGATGGCGCAGATTATAAGATTACTCTTATAACCACTTAGTCGTTGAACCTTCTTCCTTAGGAAGCTCGGCTGCTGATTGTCTGCACTCTCGGATTTTCAGGGGTCGTTACGTCATTACTGCGTAATATCCTACCTTGAGATACTCAGAGTTTCCAGCAATTTCCCATCTTTATTACTTGTAACTTACGCTACAAGAGGACACTCGATTTTAGAAAAATCTTTTATCCCATACATTAAGATCATCCATCTGTAAGACGGAGCAAGCGTAGCTAAGTCCATTTTTAACATAGGAGTTAACTGTTTGAACGCTAGGATCTGCTCTGACATTTCACCCATGAACGCTGTATACGTATTAGGCATAGTGTCATTTTTGTCAGTTACGACAGTTTGAGCGTTTGCAGCTGCACTAGTTACAGCAACACGAGCGATTTGGAAAGCTTGAGTTCCATCAGCTTCTGTACGGTAAACAGTCAAGTAATCAACTGGATATACTGTTGCAGCAGCATTCTGAACTGTTAACGTAACACCTTTAGCTAAGTCAGCACCAGTGATAGCGATTGGAGTTGCTAATTTAACTGGAGTTGATTCACCATGTTTGTTAGCAGCTGTTACATAGTAAGTGTAAGAACCAGCACCTGATTTAGCAAACTCAGCGTTAGTTAATGCGCCTAATGCCGCAGTTACTGAAGCCGGTTGAGCAGGAGCTTTTGGTGAAGTAGCTTGAGTCGGAACTTCTTTTGTTTTCTTCAAGAATAAGTTAGGCTCGAAGTTGATAGGACCACCATGAGATTGGAATTGGTCAACTACAACACCAGCTTTAGTTCCACCAGTAGTAGGCATGATAACACGCTCTTTAGGGAAGAACTCTTGTTGGAATTGAGCAAATACTTCGTATGGTAAGAACAAGTCAGTTGCGATACCATAGTTTTCTAGGATCATTTGAGAACCCCAGTTAATGTGTTTCTCTTCAAGATGTTTACCAGCTAAGTCGATAGTGTTTTCAGGATGGATTAATTTATCCAAACCATCAAACTCTACGTACTCAGTACCGCCAGCACCTAACTTAGAGTCACCCCAGAATAAACCATTTTCAATTTTCTTAAGCATCCAAAGGATACCGTCTTGGTTCATACGAGAAACTACGTCACCGTGAGCTGAGTTCACTAAAGTCATAGGATGCGTTACTTCACGAGTAACACCCATGAATTTAACGAAGCTTGCTTTACGTTGGTAAGTAGAATCTTGAGTATCTGGTAATTCGCCTTCAGTTAAGAAGCCACCGCCTTCAGAACCGTAGCTGATTAATTGGTTGTACTCTTCAACAGTATTTGTAGCTTTGCTCTTTGGAATTTTCTTCCAAAACTTAATATGTTGGTCAGAGTAAGTTAAAACTTTTAAAGAACTTTCTAATGATTCAACACGGAACGCGCCACCATTCGTTTGTGTATCAGGTGAAGTAGCGTAACCAGCTGATAATGCTTTGTTAAGGTCAGAAACCTGTTGACCAGATCCCATTCCAAATCCGTTTTCAAATTCCATGTCAAGCACCTCCGATTATTGTTTTGGTTCGAATAAGTTTTTTACTTCAGGGCGTAAATAGCCATTAGATTCAAAGTCGATTACGTCTTTGATTACTACGCCATTTTCACCGTTTAAAGCGAAGTTAGATAACTTTTCAGCAATCTCACCTTTGCTTAATGTCTCTTGTTTAGGCTCTGCCTCAGACGTGATTCCAGCGCTGTGGTCAAAAGACTTTTCAAGAGTATTGATAACTGACTTACGAACTACAGGTTGTTTCTCAACGTGCTCAACACGCCCTTGTAGAGACTTGATAATCTCTGCTTGTTCTGTTAATTGAGCTGATTGAGATTTAACTAAACCTTCTAAGCCCTCGTGAGACTTCATAATCGCACCGAAAGACTTCGCAAGAATAGTCGCAGTATGCGTAGAAGTTTCAAGAGATTTATGAATATCTTCACGTAAGTTATCTAAAACGTCACCGTTTACACGAGTGAACTCAGCAAGGAAGTCTGAAACGTCCATAGCTTTTGAGATAGCTTCGCTACCAGTAAATTCATCAGTGATTGACTTTTTAGCGTCATCGCCTTTGTCGTCTTTCTTCTTGTCATCGTCCTTGCCTTCTTCGTCGTCCTCATCTTCGTCGCCTTCTTTTTTTCCAGCGTCGTCAGAGTTAGAAGAGATTTCATCAGGTGCTACACCTTTTTGAACTTTGTCTTCTTCTTCGACTTTTTCAGGCTCGTCAGACTTAGAAAGAATTGAATCTGCTAACGCGTCAATTTCTTCTAGTGACTTTGCTAATTTTTCTTCAAATGTCATTTCTTGCACCTCCATTAATATTTATCCAAAATACTAAGAGCTTGATCACGTGAGAAGCCTTTCGAAAGTTGTAAGTATACAAGCATTTCGGATTTGCTTACACTTCCTCCGTTAGCTAGGTTCCTGCGAACCTCTTGCCATTTAGAAGAGTCATGCAAGTTATCGGCTAAATTCTTGATGCTACTTTCTAGGCTTTCTTTGCGTAAAGCACCGCCATTAGTCTGTGTTTCTGGAGTTGTGGCATAGCCAGCTTCTAGCCCTTTCGCAATATCAATATCAGAATCTGGTCTGAATGATTTTACGACAGCTTCCCAAGTTGCCTCAGTATTAACAGGGTTTGGAGTTAACGCGCAGTTATAAATCTTGGCTTTCAAGATTGAATTGCCTTTGCGTTCCAGCACCTTGCCTTCTACAGAGAAACCTAGTTTTCGAGGAGCATCCGACTTCTTAAGGGCTAACGCTAAGTCCCAGAGCTTATCAGCTTGAGGAACACCTTTTAGAAGTTCACCTTCAACCCATAGACCTTTGTCGTC